TATTTTACAGACAAAATAGCTATGAGCAAGATAAATGAGATAAACGATGAAGAGGAAGCTAAAGAAATACTATTAGAGATTGCGAATTCAATACTAGATAACAAATATGAACTTAAAACTTATAGTGATTATGGAAGTGGTGTTAGAAATAATGCTAAAAAAGGTATTGAGTTAAATAAAAGCGTAAACAATAAATGTGCAACTTCTGTAGGTAAAGTAAGAGCACAACAATTAGCAAGAGGAGAGAAACTAAGTATATCTACAATTAAAAGAATGTACTCATATTTAAGTCGAGCAGAGACATATTATGATGAATCTGATAGCAAAGCTTGCGGAACTATATCTTATTTATTATGGGGTGGCAAAGCAGGGTTAAATTGGTCAAGAGGCAAATTAAGAGAATTAGGTGAAATAGAAATGGCATCTATGGTTGTAGATAAAGACCATGCAATTATAAACGATAGATTAGCATATTCAACCAAAGAGATGGCTGAAAAAATGGCTGAAGATTTAGATTGTAAAGGAATACACGAACACGACCTTGAAGGTAAAACTTGGTATATGCCTTGTGAACAACATAAATTAGCGGAGGTAGGTAAAGATGGTGCAATAAGAAAAAGTCCTAAAAACAGTAAGAAATGAAAAAAACAAATGAAACAGTAGGAAATGCTGTACCTACAAATAAAAAAAGAGGTTGCTTATGTAAAGACGGAACATACTCAAGAAAGTGTTGTGACGGAACTTTGAGAGGTCAAGGCATAGGTAAAATATAAAAATCTAACAACCTTTTTACATACAGTTATTTAAGTAAGATAAATTAATTTAATAATCGAAATTTATGGAAAACACTAAAGCTACATCAATTTTGAACGACATCATGGAAAAACTATCATTAGTTAAAAAGGATGAAGTAAAAGAAGTTGAAGTAAAAGACAAAGTAAATCTTTCGGAACAAATTAAAGAAGAAGAGACATTATCTCAAGAATTAACAGAACTTGCCTGCCAAGAAGAAGTTAAAGAGGAATTATCTACTGAAGAAGTTGTTTCTGAAGAGTTACAAGAAGAAGTTCCTATTATAGAGGAAGCTTCTGAAGAAGTTGAGATGGATGAAATGAAATACGTTGGAAGAGACGAGTTTGATTCTAAAATCTCTGAATTAAAAAGAATGATTGAGGAAATGAAATTAGGTTACGGTGAAGAAAAACTATCTATGCAAAACAAAATAGAGAAGTTATCTTCTGAACCAGCTTCAGAACCAATATCACACAACCCTGAAGGGGAAGTAAAACAAAACTTTAAATCTTATGGTCAAAACAAAATAATGAGCACTAGAGATAGAGTAATGAACAGAATTGCTAATTTAAAATAAACTAAAACAAAAACAATTAAAAAATGGCTACTACTACATCAATTACAAGTACTTATGCTGGCGAATTTGCAGGCAAGTACATTTCTGCTGCTTTATTATCAGGTGTTACACTTGATAGAGGTGGTATCGAAATCAAACCAAACGTAAAGTATAAAGAAGTAATTAAAAAAATTGCTACTGATGCTAACGTAATTAAAGATGCAACTTGTGACTTTACTGACACTGCTGCTATTACATTAACTGAAAGAATCCTTCAACCAGAAGAGTTTCAAGTAAACCTAGAGCTTTGTAAGAAAGACTTTAGAAGTGACTGGGAAGCTGTATCTATGGGATACTCTGCATTTGATAACCTACCTCCAAAATTCTCTGACTATTTAATTGGTCATGTTTCTGGATTAGTTGCTGAAAAAACAGAAAACAACATCTGGTCTGGTGTTAACGCTAACGCTGGTGAATTTGATGGATTTGAAACTTTATTAGCTGCCGATGGTGACGTTATTGATGTTGCAAAAGCAGTTGTAACTTCTTCTAACGTAATTGCAGAGCTTGGAAAAATAGTTGATGCTATTCCTTCTGCTTTATACGGTAAAGAAGATTTATTTATCTATGTATCTCAAAATATTGCTAGAGCTTATGTAAGAGCTTTAGGAGGGTTTGGAATACTAGAAAACGCTGCTGGTTCTGAAAACGTATCTAGTATTGGAGCTAACGGTGTTGCTAATCAAGGTACAATGTGGTGGCAAAATGGAGCATTATCTTTTGATGGTGTAAAATTATTTGTTGCTAATGGATTAGTTGACAATCACGCAGTAGCTGCTGAAAAATCTAACTTATTCTTTGGAACTGGTCTTTTATCTGACCACAACGAAGTTAAGTTGATTGATATGGCTGACTTAGACGGTTCTCAAAACGTAAGAGTTGTTATGAGATTTACTGCTGGAGTACAGTACGGAATAGGTTCTGATATAGTTCTTTATTCTTAATAAAATAAATTAACCAAAAATTAGGGTAGGTAGGTAAATATCTACTTACCCTTTTTTTATAATAAAAAATAAAACTTATGGCTTGCGATTTAACATTAGGTAGAAAAGAACCTTGTAAAGATGTTGTTGGTGGTATAAAAGCTGTTTATTTTGCTGATTTTGGTGATTTTAGTGCTATTGTATATACGAGTGGTACTGACGTTATTGATACCTTTGGAAGTAATTACTGTTTTACAGTATGACGTAAAAGGAAATTCATCATTTGAACAGAATATAACATCTTCAAGAGAAAACGGAACGACATTCTTTGAACAAACATTAAATTTAACATTACACAAATTAACTAAAGAAGATAATAAAGAACTTAAGTTAATGGCTTATGGTCGCCCACATATTTTAGTGGAAGATTATAATCAAAATGTATTTGTTATGGGATTAGAAAACGGTGCTGATGTTTCTGGTGGAACAATAGTAACTGGTGCAGCGATGGGAGATTTAAGTGGTTATACACTTACGTTTAGCGGTATGGAAAAAGTACCTGCTAATTTCCTAGAAAATAGTGGAGGTCAAACAGCAGCAGCACAAATTACTGCGGCTGGTGCATCTACTATTACACCTGGTTCAAATTCATAATAATTAAATTTAATAGGGTTAAATAAAGGGGTGCTTCGGTATCCCTTTTTTTATGAAAACAAATTAAAGATTATTTGTTACTTATAATATGGTAATATTAACTACATCAACAAGTGCTCAGAACTTTAAGGTAATTCCCAGAAGCACACCAAGCTCGGTTACATTTCAATTAACCGATAAGTCTAAAAGAACTACAAGTGCTGTTTCGGTTACTGTAGCTAATTCTAACGGTTATATGACGATTACAGGAAGCTTTTCTTTAGTTAAAGATAGGTTTTATTCATTTGAAATTAAAAGTGGCTCTACGGTAATATATAGAGGTTCTATTTTTTGTACAAATCAAACTAATTTTAATACCTTTGATGTACATTCTGGAGAATACACTACAGAAAACACATACGATAACGATTTTGTAATAATATGAGAAAAGTAAATAAAATGGCAAAAAAGAGATACAACAGCAAATCTTTGCCAAAAGTAGAAAAAGGAAAGATACATATAGTTAATATGTCATCTTATACTAGACCTGAAATAAAAGAACAATACAATAGGGATTGGGTAGAATATGGAGATGACAATAATTATTTTAGTTATTTAATAGATAGATATAACGGCAGTCCTACAAATAATGCTTCTATTAATGGTATAGCAGAAATGATATATGGTAAAGGAATAGATGCTGTAGAAGAAGATACAAAAGGTAAAGATTATATAGAGATGAAAGAACTCTTTACTAAGTCTTGTATGAAGAAAGTATGCTATGATTATAAAATGATGGGTCAAGCTGCAATTCAAATAATCTATTCTAAGGATAGGAAAAAGATTGTGCAAGTAGAACATATACCTGTACAGACGTTAAGGGCAGAGAAGGCAAATAACAAGGGTCAAATACAGGGTTATTACTATGCTAAAGATTGGTCAGAAGTTAATTACAAGATGAACCCTAAAAGAATACCTGCATTTGGAACAAGCAACTCAGGATTAGAAATACTATATATTAAACCTTATAGAGCTGGATTTTATTACTATTCACCAGTAGATTATCAAGGAGGTTTACAATATGCAGAACTAGAAGAAGAGATAGCGAATTATCATATAAATAACATACAAAACGGACTTGCTCCAAGTATGCTTATAAACTTTAATAATGGTGTTCCTACAGAAGAACAAAGGTCTCTTATAGAACAAAACATACAAGAAAAATTTAGTGGTTCTTCTAATGCTGGTAGATTTATATTAGCATTTAACGATAGCAAAGAGCTTTCTGCAAATATTGAGCCAGTTATACTAAGTGATGCACATGAGCAATATAAATTTCTTAGTGATGAATCTATGAGAAAGGTAATGGTATCACACAGAATTGTGTCTCCTATGCTTGTAGGTATAAAAGATAATACAGGATTAGGAAACAATGCAGAAGAATTACAGACAGCTTCATTACTTATGGACAATACAGTTATAAGACCAATGCAAGTTACTATACTAGATGAATTAGAAAAAGTATTAATGTATAACGGAATTGAATTAGATATATACTTTAAAACACTACAACCTTTAGAATTTACTGATTTAACTAATGCTGTTACAGATGCAGAAATAGAAAAAGAAACAGGAATAAAAAAGGATGATAGTGTACAAATAGAAGAAGAACAAATAAATATAGAAGAATAATGGCAACAGCACTATTTATAAAAAGGTCAGATTTAGTGAAAAACACTGCATTAAATTCAAATGTAGATACAGATAAATTTATACAGTTTATTAGTTTGGCACAAGAAATTCATGTACAAAACTATTTAGGCACAGATTTATATAACAAGATAAGTGCCGATATTATTGCAGGCAATTTGGGTGGAGATTACTTAGCTCTAGTAAATGATTATATACAACCAATGCTTATACATTTTGCTATGGTAGAATATTTGCCGTTTGCAGCTTATTCTATATCAAATGGTGGTGTATATAAACATAACTCTGAAAACAGTCAAATAGCTAATAAAGAAGAGATAGATTTCTTAATTCAAAAGGAGAGGGATTTTGCTGAGTATTATGCACAAAGATTTATAGATTATATGAATTACAATGCACCATCTAAATTTGATGAGTATTATAGTAATTCTAATCAAGATATTTATCCAGATAAAGACACAGGATTTCACGGATGGGTATTATAAAAAAGAATTACAAACCCAAAGAGGTTAATGTCAAAAAATTACTAACTTATTTAAAAAAGAAAGACAATGGCTACACTTTCAGGAAATAAAATAAAAAACACTTATCAGTCACTTGTCAAGTTCTCTGATAATGGAAATATAACTACTTCAGCTAAACAATTAACTGATGGATTTGGTAATAACTCTCCTATGTTTGTATCTACTACTCAAGTAGGAATAGGAGTAACACCAGAATCAGGAATAGAACTTCATGTGTACGGAGATGCTAAAATAGGTAGCAATTTAACAGTTATAGGAAACTTAGTAGTTGAAGGAAGTACTACAACAGTAGGAACAGATACATTAACAGTAAAAGACCCATTAATTGTATTAGCAAACAACAATACAGCATCAGATGCAGTTGATATAGGTTTTTATGGTAAATACCACCCTTCTAGTACTACATTATACTCAGGACTGTTTAGAGAAGCTCTAACAGGTAAGTACAGGTTATTTAAGTCGCTGCAAGTTGAACCTACTACAACAGTAAATACAAGTGGAACAGGATATTCAGTAGCTAGTTTAGTTGCTAATTTAGAAGGGAATGTAACTGGCGGCACAATTAGTGGAACTACTGGAAATTTTAGCGGAAATATTTTAATAAGTAATAATAGCACTCCATCTTTAAGATTATTAGATACAAATAATAATGCTAATGCAATAATATATGCTGGTGAATCTGAGGTTGTAATGGGAAGTTATTCTACACATCCATCCATTAAAATTTGTACAAAACACTGGAACTGCTTTAACAATAGACACATCAAAAAATGCTACGTTTGTAGGAAACATAATACTTGCAGGAACAGTTGATGGCAGAAATGTTTCTACAGATGGAGCAAAATTAGATGGAATAGAAGCAGGTGCAACTACTGACCAAACTGCTGCTGAAATTAAAACTGCTTATGAAAGCAATTCAAACACTAATGATTTTACTGATGCTGATGAAACTAAGTTAAATGGTATAGAAGCAAGTGCTGATGTAACGGATGCAACTAATGTATTGGCTGCTGGTGCTGTAATGACAACTGGTAATCAATCTATTGCTGGTGTAAAAACATTTAGTAATCAAGTATCAATTCCTGCTACACCAAGTGCAAGTACAGATGCAGCAAGTAAAGGATATGTAGATACTAAAACAGGAGAAAATAACGAACTATCAGAAATATTAGCAAATGGCAATACTACAGGAGGTACAGATATAGCAGTAAGTGCAGGAGATGACATTACTTTTACAGATACGAGTAAAGCATTATTTGGAGCAGGTAATGACCTTGAAATATATCATAACGGAACAAATAGTGTAATTGATAATAATACAAATAACTTATTAATAAGTACAGCATCACAAACTATAATTAGTTCAAATGCTACTGACAACCAATTAACATTAGGACACAGTTCAGGAAACTGGTTTGCAAAAGCAACAAACAGCAATACATTAATTATAGGTAGCGAAAGTAATGCTACAAACAACATAACTCTAGATACAACAAATGGTGGAAGTGCAACTTTTGCAGGAAATGTAACAATTAGCGGAACTGGTACTTCAACTATTAATGGAGATTTAGTTTTACAACCTACTAAAAAATTATATTTAGATGGCGGTAACGATACTTATATAACTGAAGTTTCTGCAAACTTAATCGGATTTAATACAGGCGGTGGACAAAGATTATCGATAGGAGTAAATGAATCAACTTTTGCAGGAGATGTAAGTTTACTAGATAATAAAAGATTAAAAATAGGTACAGGAGGAGATTTAGAAATATACCACGATGGCTCTAATAGTTATATTAATGATACAGGCACAGGAAGTTTATTAATTAAAACAAGTGCTTTATTAGTTAGAAATCCAAGTGATGCTTCTATGTTAGATGCACAAAGTGGTGGAGC